TTAGTTCTGGAAATATATTAATCACAGGCGGTAATTTAAGTGGCATTGGCACAATGTCTGGCACCACTGGTAACTTTGGTACAGCAACAGTTAATAATTTAAATTCAAGTCATGGTAATATTACTACCGGTTACTTTGGTTCATTAAACACAGCTAATGCAGTTATTACCGGTGGCTATGTAAATAATTTAGCAAACTTAACTGTAACAACTGCACAAGCTACTAACTTTAGCGCAGGTAACGCAGTAATTGCTGGCGGATATATTAGTAGTTTAGCTAATGCTAATGTTACTACAGCAAATATTGGTACCTTATATGTTCCAACATTAAATGCAACATATGGCAATATTTTAACTGGCTACTTCAATTTAATAAACACAATTGATGCAGAAATTACTGGTGGTAATGTAACTGGTTTAATAACAGCATCAGCTATTACAGCAAATGCAGTCACAATTAACACAACTAATGCAAACGTAACAACGTTAGTGGCAACCAATTTCAGCACAGGTAATGCTCAAATTAGTGGTGGTAGTATCGCGGTAACGAATAGTGCTGTGGTAACAGAAGTAGCAACCAACTTTAGTACAGCTAACGCTCGAATCACCGGTGGTGTTATTTCGGGAGCACCGATTAGTGGCAGTACCGGTTACTTTACAACAGCTCAAGCTACAAACTTATCAACTGGTAATGCAGTTATCACTGGTGGTTACGTGACTGGTGTTGCTAACGTATACACAACCACTGGATATGCAACTAACTTTAGTACAGGTAATGCACAAGTAACTGGTGGGTATGCAACAGGATTAACTAACCTTAGTGCAACAATAGCTCAAGCTACAAACTTATCAACCGGTAATGCAGTTATTACTGGTGGATATATTACTGGCGTTGCTAATGTATACACTACAACAGCTCAAACCACAAACTTATCAACTGGTAATGCAGTTATCACCGGCGGATATATTACTGGGGTTGCCAGTGTATATGCTACAACAGCTCAAGCTACAAACTTTAGTACAGGTAATGTTGTATTAACTGGTGGTTATGCAGATAATTTAGTAATTGGCGGTAACGTAGCAACAGCGGGTTCGTTTACAACACTAAACGCAAACGGTATTACAAATATTACTAATAGCACAAACGCAACAGGTAGTTCAAATGGTGCATTAGTAGTTAGCGGTGGTGTTGGCATCGGTCAAGATTTATGGGTCGGCGGAACAATTTATTCATCTAATTTAGTATCGCAAACACATTCGATACTAACAGTTCAAGATCCGCTATTATATCTACAACCAGTAAACTCTTATCCATACAATTTTGATATTGGTTTCTACAGTCACTTTACTGGAGGCCCATCAAACGTATATGCTCATACTGGTTTAGTACGTAACTATGGTGATAATACATGGTACTTGTTTAGTAATATTGCAGACCCAAGCGGCAATACTGTAAACTTATCAAGTTCGAGTATTGTTTACGACACTCTGAAAGCTGGTGGATTAATACTTGCTAATACAACATCAAGTACAAGTCAGGCAACTGGTGCATTGGTTGTTGGTGGCGGCATTGGGGTTGGTGGCGCAATTTATGCTCCGTCTATTAATACAACTTCTGGTAATATTACTACATTAGTTGCACCTAACTTTAGTTCGGCTAACGCACAAGTAACTGGTGGTTATGCAACTGGCTTAACTAATCTTAGTGCAACAACAAGTTATGCAACCAATTTCAGTACAGGTAATGCTCAAATTAGTGGCGGTAGTATTGCAGTAACAAATAGTACAGTGGTAACAGAAGTAGCAACTAACTTCAGTACATCTAACGCAGTTATTACTGGCGGATATGCAACTAACTTAGCAAACGTATATGCTACAACAGCCGAAGCTACAAACTTATCAACCGGTAATGCAGTTATTACTGGTGGTTATGTAACTGGTGTTGCTAATGTATATGCTACAACAGCTCAAGCCACAAATTTTAGTACAGCCAATGCAGTTATTGCTGGTGGTTATATTACTGGTGTTGCTAATGTATACACAACAACCAGTTATGCTACTAACTTTAGTACAGGTAATGCGCAGATTACAGGCGGAGCAATTAATGTTAACAGCGGTGTATTTAATAGCATTAACGTTAATAATTTGGCAACTGCTGGAGCAGCAATTACTGGAGGCACAATTACAGGAACTCCAATTTCTGGTAGCACTGGTTACTTTACAACTGCTTATGCAACTAATTTAAGTACAGCTAACGTATTAATTACTGGCGGTAGTTTAGTTGGTATTAATATTGAAAATGCTGTTACAGCATACGCAACTAACTTTAGTACAGGTAATGCTCGTATCTCTGGCGGTGCTATTGTAACAACACCAATTTCTGGTAGCACCGGTTCGTTTACTGCGTTATCAATTGGTGGAGTAACTACAGCATCTGGCAACATTGTAGCAGCAGCATTAGTTGATAGTACAAGTATTACTACTGGTGCTATTACTATTCCAAACGGTGGCATTGGTGTTGCTGGTAATGTTACAGTTGGAACAAGTGTAAACTTTGCAAATGCAGCAGGTGGCGGTGGTGCCCATATGCAATTTAATCCAACTTACTCAAGTATTGATTTTATATTTGGATAATATATGAGTACCATTGGCGCACGTATTACGAACACTGGAATATTATTCACTGCCGGTCAGTTTGACGAAGTGACTCAAAGTAATATTAGCATGACAGCAAATACCATTTTTGCTGGGTCATTCGACGAAGTAACAAATCCGGGAATTCCTATGCGTTACCTACCAAACGGTACTATACAAGTTGATGGGCATTTTGATGAAGTAACAGGTTTAAATTAGTGGCAGAAAAAGCCACTTATTAGAATTAAGATAAATACTACACTATGGCAAAACTCTTAAGCGGAACACGAATTTATGGTAATGCGTCAATTGACAGCAATTTAGCTATCAATGGTACAAATGCTTCAACAAGTACTACAACAGGCGCACTTGTAGTTGGAGGCGGTGCAGGAATTGCAGGAAGCATATACGCTGGCTCAATTTTGTCAACCCCCATTTCGGGCAGTACTGGTTACTTTACAACTGCACAATCAACTAATTTAAGTTCGGCAAACGTTTTAATTGTTGGTGCCCAAAGCACAGGCAATGTTAATGGCGCACTTGTAGTCACTGGTGGTGTTGGTGTAAGTGGTAATATTTACACTGGTGGTAACATTGTAGTTACTGGTGGCATCACTGCTTCTACATTAAATGTAGCTGGTGGCGGTCTAAATGGTGTGGCAATTGGTCAAACAACTCCGGCAACTGGTTCATTTACAACATTAACAAGCACAAGCACTACAACATTAAACGGTAACTTAGTTGCCGCAAGCGGCACAGCAAGTTCAAATACAACAACTGGTGCATTGGTAGTAACCGGCGGCGCTGGTATTACTGGTGCAGTAAACGTTGGTGGTGCAATTAGTGCCGGTGGCGAAATTCTTGCAGGATCTGGTATAGCCAGTACAAGTAGTTCAAACGGTTCATTAGTTGTATTGGGCGGCGCCGGTGTTAGCGGTACCCTAAATATTGGCGGCAATTTAAACGTAGTTGGAACAGCCGCGGTACCAACATACACAAACCCATTTGTATCAAATAATGGAATAGCAACTACTGAATTTGTGCAAAACGTATCAAGCTGGTCAATGGCAACTGTGCCATTAACAAATATTACTGCCGGTCATTATAGTTTTGCATCTATCGGGTACAACGCAACAATTACATATACTGTAACTGGCGGTGTTATTAGTAGTGTATTAGTTGTTAGTGGTGGTACATCATATTATGTTGGTGACTTAATTACAATCACTGGTGGTAATTTTGACTCAGTTGTGCGTGTTACTTCAACTAATTCTGGCGCAGTAACCGGAGTCCAAATTTTATACGGCGGATCGGGCTATGCAAATGCTGCTGCTGCAACAACATTCCCAACACAACCGGTTGCATCAACATATACATTAGATGGTACGCTAACTGCTAACGTTATATTTATTATGCCGGTTGGAACATATATATCTGGATCAAACCAATGGTATATTGCTAATAATACAACAAACACAGGCTCTAATACTTACGATGTTAAATTCTATTTAACTAACGGAGCAGGTGGCGCTATTGGTAACGGTACAACTGCTATCCAAGGAACGTCTAACTCTCGTATTACTATTATTGCTACAGATGGCATCAATGATTTATATTCCGTTAATGGACAAACATACATTGCATACCAGGACGTTACAGACAACGGTCCTGAAAATTCAGACGTATTAGTTGTCGACTTTGATCCACCGTTTTATCAGTTAACCGACGGTTTAACAGTTGGTTGCGGAGCAGTATATATTAATATGACTGCAACACCGACATTAAATGTTAATGGGTTGGGCGCATACACAATCGTCAAAGGAACAAATGCTCCGTTGTTAGTCGGTGATATCGGTGGTAATAATCACGAGATGTTAATGACTTATAATCTCGGGACACAAACTTGGGTATTACAAAATCCAATCTTTGGAGTTGGTACAACAGGCGTTCAATACCACGACATCGACGACTATCAATACTTTACTGTTGGCACAGTAACCGGCTCAGGATTTATTACAGAAATCTCTGGTAACGTAATGTACCCAGAGGGCGAATACGTATATCAAGGTAGTAGTTGGGCCGATGCTACAGCCACTGGTACTATTCAATCTTATTTCAGCGGTAACTCAATATTAGTTATTGAAGGTAGTACATTAACCTCAAACGGTTTAACAAATTCAACTTCAATTTGGAATCTCGGACAACCTGTTTACGGCGCTAACTCTGGCTCTCATGCTACATTAGTATCGGCAAACCTTTTACAAACAACAGATACATTATATGTAGAATTTACTAATCCGTATCGTCAATTACTTGATGGGTTAACTGTGGGTAGCGGTTTCCAATACATTAACCAAACATCTACACCAACATTAGATGCTGACGGCTTAGGAGCTTACCCAATTGTTAAAGGAGTAAATGTTCCGTTGCTACCGGGTGATATTGGTGGTAATAATCACGAAGGTTTATTAACTTATAATCTCGGCACACAAACTTGGGTATTACAAAACCCAATCTTTGGAGTTGCTACAACTGGCGTTCAGTATATTGATGCAGGTGGCACATCAGATGTATTAACAATGGATTTTGCTGTTCCATATCAAGTGTTACTTGATGGATTAACCGTTGGTGGCGGCGCACAATATGTTAACCAAACAACTACCCCAACATTAAATGTTGATGGATTGGGTGCCTATACTATTGTTAAAGGTGCAAATTATCCACTATTAGTGGGTGATATCGGCGGTAATAATCACGAGATGTTATTGACATTCAACCTTGGTACAACTACCTGGGTATTACAAAATCCAATCTTTGGGGTCGGGTCAATTGGGTTATCATATCAAGACATTGACGATTATCAATACTTTACTGCTAACATTGTTCACGGAACCTTTATTACAGCCGACAGCAATAATCCCAGTTATCCAAACGGTGAAATAGTTTACCAAGGTACAAGTTTGGCAACAGCAACAGCATATGGTTACGCAGATTTCTTTGCAACATTTAATAATACTGCAAATACATTCTCAATTGCAGATAGTGTGTTTACTGCTAACTATAACCCAGCAACTGGTGCAGGAACTAATTTCTTTGGCATTTGGGATATTGGACAAAATATCTATGGTGCCAATTCTGGTGCTATTGCTAATTTATATGCTTTCCAGTTAACATCGACTACAGATAGTTTAGAAGTTGACCACACTATTCCATACCAAGCATTGCTCGACGGGTTAACCATTGGCGCAGGTGCACAATATCCAAACCAAACAACAACTCCGCAAATCTTGGTCGACGGTTTTGGACCTTATACTATTACCAAAGGCCCAAATGCTCCGTTATTACCTGGAGATATTTCTGGTGCAAACCATGAATTAATTTTAACATTTAATTTAGGCACGTTAACTTGGGTATTACAAAATCCAACGTTCTCGCCAAGTACAGTAGGTACATTATACTCAGACGATTACGGCACAGTTAATAATATTGTTGCCCGCTTTAATCCACCATTCCAATACCCAATTGAGGGTATGTTAATTAACGTTAACGCAAGCTATATTAACACTTCTACAAATGTTACAATGAAAATCGACGGATTGCCGGCATTCCCGGTAGTACGTGCAGGTGCAAATAGTGTGTTAATTGGCGACATTCAAGCAGCCAACTACTACTCAATCTTTACCTGGGACGACGACGCTCAAGCCTGGCAAATTATTAATCCGTACAACTTCGGTGGTAATTCTGTAGTTGCATATGGACAAACACCGAGTACAAGTACAACAACCGGTGCATTAGTAGTAACTGGTGGCGCAGGTATTAGCGGAAACGTATACGCAGGATCAGTTCACGGTACCACTGTTTACGATAATGGCAACAGAGTAATTACTAATTTATCAAGTAGCGGCGCCGGCAATATTAGTATTACTGGATCAATTCCATCGTTGACTATCGGATTGCCTGCTACCGGAACAGGAGCACAATCCAGTGTTGGTAGCTCTACAAGTATTCCTGTACTAAGTACAGATGCATATGGTCGTGTTATATCTTTATCAAGTGTTACACGTTCAACTGTATTCCCAACATTAAACACAACCGGTAACACATACATTGACACTGGCCCAACTATTACTGGGGTAGCAACATTAACAAACGAAACCGACAGTACAGGTACTGGTGCTGGCGCATTGGTTGTTGCTGGTGGTATTGGTGTTGCTAAGACTGGTTATTTTGGCGGTGACTTACACGTTTTAGGTAACTTGTATACTGTTAATACAATTAGTACAGGTACTATTACAGCGTCAGTTGTTAACACATTATTATACTTGGGCGAAAGCAATCCCGCACCATATAACTTTGACGTTGGTGTGTATAGTTTATCAACTGACCCACTGGACAGCAACCGTACGCAATATTTTGGTTTAGTTCGCAATCATACAAATGACTATTGGACATTCTTTAGTAACGCCAATACTCAACCAACTGCTAATACAACAGTTAACTTCACTGAAGGTAATATCATTTATGATACTATTAAAGCAGGTGGGGCACTATTAGTAAACACTACAGTATCTACCAGTACTACAACAGGTGCATTAATTGTTGATGGTGGTGTTGGTATAGCCGGCAACGTTTATGCTGGTGCAGTATACACAGATCATAATTATTTTGCAAACGGCACTCCATTTGCAACTACAACATTACAGAATAGTTCTGAAATTACTTCAAGTGCTGCATCTGGATTTAATGTACAATTAAATTTAGCAACCACAGGTGTAACACCGGGTGTATACGGTTCTAACGTTAGTATTCCTACTATTGTAGTTGATAGCAAAGGTCGTATTACCAGCTTAACAAGTAACGCAGTAAGTAGTAGTCTTGCGCTTGCAGGCACAGGTTATAGCACTGGCGCAGTTAGTTTATTAAATCAAACTTTAACCTTTGCGGGACAATATGGCGTAACAGCAGTTACCAGTGGTAATGTTGTTACAATTAGTACATCTCAAGATTTAGAAGCATCAGCAAGTCCAACATTTGGTAACGTAACAGTAACTAATACGTTGCAAGTTGCGGCTCTTGAAGTTGGCACAAACTCTTCGGCTGGAACTACTACATTAGCTGGCGCAACTGTGTTAGGTGGCGGCTTACGTGTTTATACAGCAACTTCGGCAGACGGACAAGATACATACACAGACTTACGTTATAACCCAAGTTCGGGTGCAACATTATTAAGTACTAAGGCAAGTGCATTGTACTTACAATACGATCACGGAACAGGCGGCGTTGTATTTGGTAACGGCGCAGGTTCGGAAGTTGGGTATGTTGATGCTTCGGGTAACGCAAACTTTGTTGGTGCTATTACACAAGCTGGTAGTCAAGTATTAACTGCTGCCAACTACAACAGTTATGCTCCAAGTAACTCGGGCCAAGGTGCAACTGGCACATGGAATATTAGTATTACTGGTACAACCGGTAATGCATCGGCTGCATCGTTAACTGGTACATATTTGGCCACTGGCGTTACAACAAGTAGTTTAAACACACTTGGTACTTTATTATCACTAAACGTTTCTGGAACTACAACAGCCGGTGGATTAGTAAATGCATCGGCAGGATTAGTGGCAAGTTATGTATATGCTGGCACAATCGGTAACGTTGGGGCAATTTTAAACGGTGTAATATACACAGCGGCTCAGCCAAATGTTACAAGTCTTGGCACGTTAACTGGATTAACGGTATCTGGCACAACAACATTAACTGGCACAGCAAATATTGCTACTACCAATGTTGTTACGGCAAATGCTATTACTTCATACTCGTCTAACCTTAGCACAGGTAATGCACAAATTTCCGGCGGAGCAATTACAAGCACTCCAATCTCTGGAAGTACTGGCTCATTTACAACATTAACTGCAAGTGGCGTATCGAAATTTAATAGTAACGTGGTAGCCGCAAGTGGTACAGCAAGCTCAAGTACAACAACTGGTGCATTGGTAGTAACAGGCGGCGCCGGTATTACTGGCGCGGTATACGCTGGATCAATTTACACAAACAATCAATATTTTGCCAATGGTGCTCCTTATGTTAGTACAATCCTAACATCAGACCCAACTATTACAGCGATCCAAGCAAACGTAATAGCTGCTAATGCCGCTATAGTTACAGCTAATACTGGCGTAGTTAGTTATGTAAATACAATCCAATCTGGTATTAATGCAAACGTAACAGCCGCTAATGCCGCGATAGTTACAGCTAATACTGGCGTGGTAAGTTACATTAATTCCATTAATGCAACATTAAATGCGGCCATTACAGCCAACATTAATGCAACGGACGTATTAATTATTACAGCCAACACTGGTGTAGTAAGTTATGTAAACTCATTGAATACTGGAATGGCAGCTAATGTAAATGCTGCCAACGCCGCAATCGTCACTGCCAACGCAGGAGTGATAAGTTACATTACTACTCAACTTGGTGTAGTTGATGGATATATAACAGCTAACACTAATGCGGCTAATGCGGCTATTGTTACAGCCAACGCAGGAGTGATAAGTTACATTACTACTCAACTTGGTGTAGTTGATGGATATATAACAGCTAACACTAATGCGGCTAATACTGCAATCGTTACGGCTAACACCGGTGTAGTGAGTTATGTAAACTCATTGAATAGTTCAATGATTACCAACGTTAATGCGGCCAATACAGCAATCACAACAGCAAATACAGGTGTGGTATCATATGTTAACACATTAAATTCTGCACTAAACACAGCAATGATGGCAAATGTGGCCGCTGCTAATGCGGCTATAGTTACTGCTAACGCAGGTGTAGTAAGTTATGTTACTAGTCAAATTACATCATTGATTGGTGGCGCACCTGCTGCTCTTGACACGTTGAATTTAATTGCTGCCAATTTGGCCGCTGATGCTAATAGCATCGGAACCATTATTAGTGGATTAACCGCAGTTAATGCTAACGTAGTTGCTGCTAATGCTTCTGTTGCCGCAGTTTCCGCGGCCTGGTCGGCCAATGCATCAAACCAAGAAACAGAAATGTCTGGTTTACGTGCTAACATTAATGCTGCCAATACAGCAATCGTAACAGCCAATACTAGTGTAGTAAGTTATATTGGAACACAAGTTAGTCTAATTGATGGTTATATCATAGCCAATGTTAATGCGGCTAATACAGCAATCGTTACAGCAAACACAGGTGTAGTAAGTTATGTTAATTCTATAGCAACAGCTACTAATGTTGCAATCGTTACAGCCAACACAGGTGTGGTAGCATACGTGAATTCATTGAATTCCGGAATGGTATCAAATCTTACTACTGCAAATTCAGCAGTGGTATCATATGTAAATGCACAAGATACTATTATAACAAACTGGATGATTGCAAACGTTGCTGCCGCAAATGCAAATACGCTTACAACAGTTACAACCGCATATAATAATTTAACTGCTTACGTTGATGGCGAAACTGGCCCAATTAATGCAAGTATTACAGCAGCCAACGCAGCTATTGCAACATTACAAACCAATCAGGCATTACTGCAAACTGAAGTTTATTCTAATGCAAACGTTGCGGCATACTTAACTACAAATGCACAAAATATTGCCGGTGGTAATTTATACCTGTCAGGTAACATTGTTGCAAATGAAATATATGTAAATGAATTATTTTATCCAAACGGTTACCCATATTCAACATCAACTACTGGTACAACCGGTAATTTAACATATGGTATTACGGCATCAACTGCAAATTCTGCAGTAATATTAAACACCGGAATTTACTTTAATCAAGCAAATATCAGTACATTATTGACATTAATTGATTCTGTTGAAACAACTGGCAACACTACTATTTCGTGGGATTTGACTTCAGTTGATTATACTAATTCATATTATGAAAAAGCTCAAATTGATGCGGTTACTGATGGAGTAATAGTTCAGTATACAGAATATAATAACATTACAAATACTGCATCAACACCATTGACAACTTATCAAGTAATTTTAAGTGGTAGTGAGGGTTATGTACAGTTATGGGCATCTGGTTTAAGTAATAATGTTAATGTTGCATTCAAACGTAAATTATTAGGATCTTACACACCGTATGGTTATGTACTTTCTAGCACAAGTGGCAACGGTAGCGTGTTACAAAATGTTGTAACAAGTCCTACAATTTATTCTGCACAGGCAACAATTAATAATATTGCAACCATAATCGATACATTCCCTGTAACAGGGATTCAATCAGTTAGTTGGAAATTATCAAGTTCGGATATTGTCAACGGAAAGTACTCAAAATCGTCAATTGATGCAGTATTAGCAGGAAGCCCAACTGATTCTGCAAACCTTGCAATAAAAACAAATGAATATGGTACTGTAGAAACTAGTTCGGGCCTTAGAGCAGCTACGTTTACAAGTAACATTACATCCGACGGTAATATTTCTTTATGGGCCACTGGTGTTAGCTCTGTTGTTTCTGTAACATACGAGCGCACACAATTAGGAACTGCAACCCCTACTGGATATACACTTGGATATGTAAATTCAAGTAATGTTGTTACCCCAACAACTGGTATGTATTTTGGCAATGTTTCGTTTACTAGTACAAACTTACAAAATAATAACCCAAATATTCTAATCGATACAATTCCGGTGTCGGGGAATACTTCTGTTACTTGGCAACTTGCTGGTTCTACAATAGCTAACGTTATATTACAAAGTGGTCAAGGAGCAGGCGGTACATCTACTGGAAACGTTTACTCAAGAACAACTATTAGAGCAATTACCGATGGAACAAATGTCTATTCGACCCAAACAGATGATATTTCGAATCTTAATATAGATATTGCAAATTTTGTTGCGCTTAAAACAAACGACGGAAATATTACATTATATGCAACAGGAGTTGCATCAAATACCGACACATTTATTGCATTTGAAAGATCAGCAATCGGTTCAAATACTGTGCCAGGATATACTACTTCTAGCTTTGGTACTGTGTCGACTTCAACCGGATTAGCAATTGGTACGGGTAGTTCTGGGTTAACCCCAGCCGATGTTGTTGCTAATACTGTTGGTTCAACTGTTATTGATACTTTAGATGCTTCTCAGTTTACAACAGCTAAATATCTGGTTCAAGCAACGTTTGCCGGAAACGTACACAGCACAGAAATGTTGGTTATATCAAACGGGTTAGTTGCAGGAATTTCGGAATATGCTACATTGTTTACAAGCACCGAATTGTTTACATCGGACGCCGAAGTAACAAACACTGGTATCATTGTAGTTACAGTACAACCGACAAATCCGGGAACAGTATTTGATTATAAGAGATATGAATTAGTATCTAGAATAAATACTATAAGTCCAGTTGGAGATTTATTACTTGAAGCTGGAAATGACGATTTAATGGTAGATTATGGTGATACCGATCTATTAATATTAACAGGAGTATTGGATTTATTATAATCCATAATTAGGGAACAATAATGAGTAAGACGCTACAACTTAGACGATATTCGACAGCAACAATAGCTACATTAACTGGCGCACCCGGGGAATTATTCGTTGATACAACACTGAACACAGTAGTTGTACAAGATGGTGCAACACAAGGGGGTTGGTATCTTGCAAAAATCCCTACCGCAGGCACAGTAATAACAACGGGTAATGCTTCGCAGATTGTAACAAGTTTTGGTAGTAGCGTGTATTCAACTGTAAAATATATTGTTCAATGTACAAACGAAACGCTTGAATCAAAAGAATTATTAGTAACTAATAACGGAGTAAATGCTAGTGTGTTATTAGTGGCAAATACAGCATCGAGTGCCAACACAACCTGTGTATTTTCAGCAAATATCGATTCTAGTGGAAACGTTAATTTATTAGTTACTCCTACTAGATCTAATGTTATTATTGATTATACTACAGTAAATCCAATGCCGTTCAGAGCAATAAGTTTATCATTGCCACCAGATTTAAATGCGTCAATTGGTAACATAGATTTAAGCGCAGCAACATTGCCAACTGTGGATTTAATGAATAATCCACCAACAATAGTACCGTTTTAATTAATGCAAGTATAAATATACTATATCGGGTTATAAAGATCCAAGTAATAAAAATTTAAGGATAGATTACAATGTCAACATCATTACAATTTCGCAGAGGTAACACATCGGCAGCTACTGCTGTTATTGGTCTTCAGGGCGAATTATACGTAAATACAGATACTAATACATTAGCGGTACACGATGGTACAAACGCTGGTGGCCACGGTGTAATGCCAAACCAAAGTTCTCTTGGTATTACATATAATACTACTAGTAACGTACTTACTCTTTCTGGAACTGTTAGCAGTCTTTTACATTTAGCAACAAATTCCGGAGCAGCAGGTTTACAAGTAGGTTTATACACACCTGCAACAAGTTCTGCAACTGGAACAGCGGGTATGATTAGTGTTGACGCTAGTTATATCTATGTATGTACTGCTACAAATACGTGGAAACGTGCAGCACTAAGTACATTCTAATCGATAGAATTTTAAATATAAAAAGGGACTTTGGTCCCTTTTTTGTTGATCTAAATAAATTGATAAATACAATGCAAACGCTATTCTGGGGAACATGGAACCATGGCAAATAATAACTTCTTAGTACAAAACGGTCTTACGGCCGGACCAACAACAATTTTCGCTGCAAATGGCGACATTATATCCGGCGGTAATATTACAACCGTTGGACAAACAACATTTTCAAATACAGTTAATATAAATGCTAACTTATTTGTTACAAATTCAGCAGTATTAAATTCTACACTAACTGTTAATGGTGCAACAACAATTAATTCTACCTTAATTGCCAATTCTGGTGTAAACAGTCAATCAACTACCTCGGGCGCATTCCAAGTTGTTGGCGGAGTTGGAGTTACACAGGATATTACTATTGGCGGAAATATAATTCAACCGGGCACAGGATTTAATTTATTACCGGTGGGTAATATTGCACAACGCCCTCAAAATCCTACTGTGGGGATGATTCGTTATAATAGCGATATCAATGGGTATGAAGGTTATAGTTCTTCACAGATTTGGACAGGTCTTGGCGGTGTTAGATCAGTTGATGGTAAAGCGTATGTTATTTCAGAATTGTATGCAGGCGCAGGCGATGACGTAATCCGTGTTTATTCCGGCGATAGTGGCACCAGCACACAAGTTATGTGGGCAAGTAGTTCTAATGTATCCATACTTCCTACCACAGATGCAACAAGTGCCACAACTGGTGCATTGCAAGTAGCCGGCGGTGCTGGCATCGGCGGTGACGTATTCTTGGGTCGTAATTTAACTATTGCCGGCACAGCATACGCACCAACAAATCCTAATCCGTTTGTGGTTGATAATAGCTTAATAACTACCCAGTTCTTGGCTACCTCAATGGGGTGGTCAATGGCCACGGTCCCGCTTTCCAACATATATGGCGGAACTTATAGTTTTGCATCATTGGGCTTTGGCCTCCAAATTACATATACAGCAAATAAATCTGGTGCAATTATTTCTGTTATTTCTGTTGACAATTACGGACAAGGTTACTACAACGGTGATATATTTTCTATCCCTGCAGGTAATCAGGACGCTATCTTGCGGGTTACTTCGGAAGTTGCCAGTGGAGCAACTAGTGCAGAAATTTTATACGGTGGCACAGGTTATCCAGAATACTCTGCGCAAAGTAATACGTTTATTCCGGGCATGCCGGCATCAACTTATATATTCAACGGGGTATTAACAGACAATGCTACAGTTATTGTCCCTAACGGAACATATACTACTGGATCTAATCAATGGTATATTAGTAATAATACCACCAATGACAATGACAATGATAATTTTGATGTACTATTTAAATTAACCAATGGCACTGGTGGCACAATTGGCACGGGTGTTACAGCAATCCGTGGATCAAATAATTCTCGTATTACAGTTATTCAAACTGATGGTGTTAATGATATTTACTCTGTTACTGGGCAGACATATATTGCTTACATTGATGCTGGAGGCACAAGCGATGTACTAACAGCAAACTATGATCCACCGTTTACGCAATTAACTGATGGTTTAACTATTGGATGTGGCGCACAAGTTATTAATCTAACGTCAACTCCTACGCTGAATGTTAACGGATTGGGCGCTTATACAATTACTAAAGGAACTAATGTTCCGTTGTTAGTCGGCGATATTGGCGGTAACAATCATGAGATGTTGTTAACCTTTAACATGGGTACACAAAATTGGGTATTACAAAACCCAATTTACGGAGTTGCAACAACCGGCATTCAATATCACGATGCAAACGATTATCAATATTTTACATTTACTAATTTAGTAGGAAAATTCATTGATTCGAGTAGTGGTAATCCCGATTATCCCGATGGTGAGCCAATTTTCCAAGGTGCATCACTAACTAGTGGTTCGGCAAACGGATTTATAAACACGTTTACTCCGTCTCATAGTTCTATGATCATTGAAGGCAGTACCTTTACAGGTAATGGCGCGACTAATTCGTTGTCTATTTGGGAACTTGGCCAGATTGTCTACGGACAGGTGTCTGGTGCTCGAGCTGTGTTATCTACAGCAAATACTTTTATGAGTACCGATAGATTAGAAATTAATTTTGAAACTCCGTATCAACAACTACTTGACGGGTTAACAGTGGGCGGTGGTGCACAGTATGTTAATACAACCACTGCACCTTTATTAAATGTTGATAATCACGGATTTATTCCAGTTACTAAAGGAACCGACGTTGCGTTGTTACCTGGCGATATTGGCGGTAACAATCACGAGATGTTGTTAACTTATAACCTTGGTATAAATTCTTGGGTATTACAAAATCCGATATACGGAATAACATCAACGGGTGTGCAATATATCGATGCAGCCGGCACGTCTGATGAATTAACAATGAACTTTGCAGTACCATATCAAGCTCTGTTAGATGGTTTAACAGTAGGTGGTGGTGCACAGTATGTTAATACTACAACCACCCCGACATTAAATGTTGATGGCTTGGGCGCATTTGTTATTACCAAAGGAACTAATAGTCCACTATTAATTGGTGATATTGGTGGTAATAATCATGAGATGTTATTAACATTTAACTTGGGCACACAAAACTGGGTATTACAAAATCCAATATTTGGCATTAGTACAACCGGTATTCAATATGCCGATTCAGATGATCTTCAATACTTTTATGCAAATATTATTAGTGGACAATTTATTACTGAAACCGACAACAATTCAGCGTACCCCGATGGCGAAATAGTTTATCAGGGTCCCAACTTAGCGTATGCTACTGCAACCGGTACTGTAAATTCTGTTATGTCCGAGCTTGGTGCAAATACCATTGTTATTGAAAATAGTGTTTTTACAGCTAACGGTGGAAGCGGATTCTTTGGAATTTGGAATATTGGACAGCACATTCGCGGTGCAAATTCTGGCGCAACAGCAAACGTATACTCGTTCCAATCTTTACCTACAACGGATACATTGAATATAGAATTTGCAATTCCGTATCAAGCATTAATTGATGGCTTAACAGTAGGTGGCGGTTCGGTATATCCGAACCAAACACCCACACCAACGTTGAATGTCGATGGTTTGGGCGCATATCCTGTTGTTAAAGGAACTAATAGACAATTATTACCAGGTGACATCGGTGGTGCTAACCACGAGATGCTGTTAACATTCAACTTGGGTACAACCACTTGGGTACTACAAAACCCAATGTATGGTGTTGGCGGTGTAGGCACAATGTTTTCTGCAGACTCTGGTTCTATCAATGCAATGGTGGCACATTTTAGCCCACCGTTTACTAATCCAATTAATGGTAGTTTAATCAACGTTGAACCTGCTTATACTAATACCGGTAGTTCGGTTACATTACAAGTCGACCAACTTGGGGTATTACCAGTAGTTAGAGAAGGCGGATTTCCGTTGCTACCCGGAGATATCATTGGCAACGGCAACTATTATGCTTTATTAACTTACAATAACGGTGCCTGGGTATTAATAAATCCTCAGAATACTTTAAGCCCTAACGTTGTTATTAATAGCGGGTTTGATAGTACAACTACAACATCTGGCGCATTACAAATTACTGGCGGCGCCGGCATTACAGGCAACGTAACTGCAAAAGCAATATATGGTAATGTGTATGATACTGGAAATCGTGTAATCAGTTCTCTGTCAAGTTCCGGTGTTGGCAATTTATCAATTGCTGGCACAGCCCCTACCTTAACAATAGCATTGCCAACCACGGGTACTGGCGCTGTTTCTGCGGGTAGTTCCACAACTATACCGGTGCTGTCAACTGATGCATATGGTCGTGTAGTATCATTGTCGTCAACACCTATGTCAACAACATTTAGTCAGTTGGCTACCACAGGCAATACATATTTAAATGCTCCTGTTACTGTTACTGGCGTTGCTACTATTTCTAATACTACAGAAAGTACTGGATTAGGAACAGGCGCATTGCAAGTAGCAGGTGGCGCAGGTATTAATAAAAATCTATATGTTGGTGAATCGATATATGTAGCCGGAAATATTTACGCAGCCAATCTTGTAACGCAAACCACAGTTACATTAACTGCCACAAGTTCGTTGGTATATGCTCCGCAAGCATACTATTATCCTTATAACTTTGATATTGGTTTATATGGAAAAATACAACCAACCTCAAGTGCAACAGTTCAGTATACCACATTAGCACGTAATCATGCCACAGGTTATTGGACATTTGCAAGTAACGTACAAGCTACACCAAACGGCACTACCTTTGGATTTAGTGAGTCGGACATAGTATACGATCCGGTGCAAGCTGGCCAATTAATATTGTCTAATCCAATTAGTGCAACTAATAATACTACAGGCGGCGCTCTACAAGTAGCCGGTGATGCGGCTATTGCAGGCAACGTATTTGCTGGTTCGGTGTATTCAAATAATTTTACTTTTTCTAATGGCACGCCAATATCAATTACAACCCTGTCAAGTACTTCTCAAATTAGTGTAAGTGCTACAACTGGTTATAATGTTGGCATGACGATTAATAATAGCGGCGTATTAGCTGGCACTTACGGTTCATCATTGGTTATTCCGACTATTACTGTTGGTGCCGATGGTCGTGTTACAAGTGTAACAACTAATAATATTAATACTCAGCTTAATTTAACTGGCCAAGTCGGGTCTGGACAAGTGCCGTTATTGTCAAGTGCATTAAATTTTGTAGGCGACACACATGGCTTAACATCTTCAGTTACTGGTCAAACAGTTACATATACCCTGCCACAAAATTTACAAACATCGGCAAGTCCAACGTTTGCTAATCTAACAATTTCAAGCGCAACGTCACTGGGATCGTTGTCAGTGTCTGGATCAAGTGCATTACTTGGACAAACAGTAATTGCTAACGGTATTCGTGTATATTCTGCTGCATCGTCGGATGGAACAGATAATTACGGAGATATTAGATTTAACTCTGGTAATGGATCAATGGCAATCAGCGCAAAAACTGGTGCACTTTATCTACAATATGACCATGGCACTGGTGTAGTATTTGGCAACGGATCTGGAAGCCAAGTTGGCACAGTTGATGGCTCGGGTAATGCAAACTTTATTGGTGCTATTACACAAAATGGCAGTCAAGTATTAACAGCGGCAAACTATAATAGTTATACTCCAACATTAACAGGTGGTGGCGCCAACGGAACTTGGGCAATTAACATTTCGGGCGCAGCTGCTACTACTCCAGCAGGCAGTTTAACTGGAACAGCATTGGCTAGTGGTGTTGTTAATAGTAGTTTAACCACAGTTGGTATTTTATCTGGATTAACGGTTGGCGGAACAACTACACACACAGGTTTAACAAATGCCGCCGGCGGATTAGTTGCAAGTACAGTTTCTGCTGGCACAATCGGTAATACTGGGGCAGTTATTAACGGTACAATTAATACCGCTGCACAACCAAATATTACTAGTGTTGGAACCTTAACCAGCTTAACAGTTAATGGCGTAACATCACATGGCGGCTCAATACTTCCGACAACAAGTAATGCGTATGCAATAGGTAGTAGTACTGCATGGTTTACTGGAATTTATGGTACATCAATACATGCACAATACGCCGACTTAGCAGAAAACTATCAAGCTGATCAAGCATATGAAGCTGGTACGGTAGTTATGTTTGGTGGCGAAGAAGAAGTTACATTAGCAGATGCAGACACTACACGAGTAGCTGGGGTAGTTTCAACAAATCCAGCATATTTAATGAATGACTTGTTAACTGGTGCAACTGTAGTAGCAATAGCATTACAAGGACGTGTTCCTTGCCAAGTAGTTGGACCTGTGCGAAAAGGTGATATGATGGTAAGTGCAGGCAATGGATATGCTCGAGCTAATAATACTCCAAATGTAGGACAAGTAATTGGAAAAGCATTAGAGAATTTTGATGGAACTACTGGAATTATTGAAGTAGTGGTAGGCAAGGGATAAAAAGTGTTGCAATTTGCACGGATTACAAGTTTATGCAAAAATTGCATAAATACATTATAAGCTATTTTGGGAATACGGAAACATGGCAAACAATAATTTTGAAGTACAACAAGGGTTACAAGTAGGTAATTTAACAATTTTCGCCGGGAACGGTGATGTTACGTCTACTGGTAATATTTCAGTAGGAACTAATGCAACTATTAGCGGAACTACTAATATTGCTGGAAGTTTAAATGTTACAAATCCAACAGTATTAAGTTCGACTTTAACAGTTTCTGGTGTAACAACCAATAATGGTAATTTAGTAGCTAATGCTAGAATTGCAAGTACCAGCACAACAACTGGCGCATTACAAGTTATTGGTGGTGCAGGTATTACAGCAGATTTATACGTTGGCGGTAACATACGTCAAACTGGTACAGCATACATCCAAATCCCATCTGGTACTTCATCGCAACGCCCACTTACCGCTTCCCTTGGTATGATTCGTTATAACAGTACCATTAGCTCATATGAAGGTTTTGGCGCTGGCAGTACTTGGTCTAGTCTTGGTGGTGTTAAATCAGTAGACGGTAAGGCTTATATTACTGCCGAAGCAAGTGCAGGTGCCGGCGATGACGTAATCCGTGTTTATTCCGGCGATAGTGGCACAAGCACACAAGTTATGTGGGCAAGTAGTACAAACGTTCATGTTATCCCAACTACTATTTCTACAAGTACATCAACAGGCGCATTGCAAGTAGCAGGTGGCGCTGGTATCGCCGGCAATATTGTTGTTGGACTAAATGCAACAATTCTTGGAAATACTTATGTCCAAGACTTTGGCAATCCGCAGACTGCAAATCTTTCTGCTGCAACAACAAATTTCGTTCAAAATGCAATAACATGGGGCGAAGCAGCAGTACCATTGATGAATGTCACTGGTTCCCATGGCGGTATGTATAACTTTGATGGTTCGGGTTCGGGATTAACTGTAACTTATGCATCTGTTGCTAATACTGTTGTTGTAGTATCATCTATTACTCACGGCGGTGTTGGATACTACACCGGCGATTTAATTACAGTACAATCAGGTAATTTTGACTCTATCTTACGTGTTACTACACAGAGTGGTGGTAGTGTAACTGGATTAGAAGTTCTATACGGTGGTACAGGATATCCTGCACACGATACGGCTGCAATAACTGCACCAACAACATCAAGTGCGATGATGTATGAAATGTCCGGTAACTTAATTAATAACGTAACGGTTACTGTGGGTAGTGGTGGGTATATTGATGGATCGAATTTATATTTTGTTACACAGAATTGTTTAAATCCCAATAACAACGTTGATAACGACAGTTTATCGTCGGTTTTCTATACAGTTAGATGGCAACTATCTAATGGTACTGGCGGTACCATTGGCAATGGTGTATTAATGACACCGGGCGTAAACAATTCGTTCTACAATATTATTGTTAACGACGGTGTTAACGATGTTTACTCGGTTAACGGTCAAACATATCTTCCATATGCTGATGGTGAAGGTATCAGTGGTGATGCTATTGTTGTAAGTTTTGAACCACCATTCCAAACATTACCAGACGGATTAACTATTGTTGTTGGTGGAGCCCCGAGTTATAACCAAACACAAACACCAACGATTACTGTAGATAGCTTACCGACTAAGAGAATTGTTAAAGGCGACATGGGCTTGTTAAACTACGGCGATATTGCTGGTGGTGAACAAGAAATGATTTTAGTATACGATCAAGATGCTGACGTATTCATTTTAACAAATCCAACATTTGGTGTTGGTACAATCGGTGTTCAATATCACGACTTTACAGACTTCCAATGGATTCAAATTGGCACAGTATCAAATGGCCCATTCCAAATTGGTAATGGCGCTCCTACAGCTGGTGCTATGTCGGGTAACATTGGTGCCCAAGGCGAAACAGTTTACCAAGGTGCAAGTTTAGAAACTGCTACAGCAGTTGGTACATTAAGTACGATCTTTAGTTCCAACTCAATGATGGTTATTCAGAATAGTGTTGACGCACACGGTAATTCTGGTTATATTGGTATTTGGGACATTGGCCAACCAATTTATGGTGCTAATTCCGGCGCAAGTGCTAATCTTATTGTTGCAAACACATTGGCAACTACTGATACATTGTTCTTGAACATGACAGTTCCATACAAGCAACTACTTGATGGTTTAACTGTGGGCGCTGGATTTAGTTATGTTAACCAAACACCTACGCCAACTATTACAATGGACACGCTTGGAACATATCCTCTTACTAAAGGTGCATTAAACCCATTGTTCCCCGGCGACGTAGCCGGCGGCAATCATGAAGGTTTAATAACTTATAACCTTGGCGCCGAAACTTGGGTATTACAAAATCCAACATTTGGTGTTGCTACTACTGGCGTTCAGTATATTGATGCAGGTGGCACGTCTGATGAATTAACAATGAACTTCCAAGTTCCGTATCTGGCACTTATTGATGGTTTAACAGTAGGTGGTGGTGCACAATATATTAATACAACCCCTACACCAACACTAAATGTCGATGGTTTAGGTGCATATACAATTACTAAAGGTGTTAATAGTCCATTATTAGTAGGCGATATTGGTGGTAATAACCACGAGATGTTATTAACCTTTAACTTAGGTACAACTACTTGGGTACTACAAAACCCAATCTTTGGTGTTGGTACAACTGGTATTCAATACCAAGACGTTGATGACTATCAATATTTCCAAGCTAACTTAGTTAGTGGTACATTTATTACTGAAGCTTCTAACAATCCCGACTACCCAGAAGGTGAGTATGTTTATCAAGGTAATAGTTTCCAGTATGCAACAGCCTGGGGATATGCAGATAATATCGGAACTATTAACAGTTTAGCTAATGTTCTTGTTATTGAAGATAGTATATTTACAGCCAATGGCGGTTCAGGTTTCTTTGGAATCTGGAACGTCGGCCAGCATGTATATGGCGCAAACTCGGGTGCAGTAGCTAACTTATATGCTTTCCCAAGCACATTAACTAGTGATATATTAGAAATTGACTTTAACATTCCTTACAAAGCTCTACTCGATGGCTTAACAGTGGGTGGTGGTTCAGTATATCCTAATCAAACATCTACTCCAACATTAAATGTTGACGGCCTTGGTGCATTCCAAATGACCAAAGGAACAAACCAACCACTGTTAGCAGGTGATATCGGTGGTAATAACCACGAAATGTTATTAACATTTAACTTAGGTACAACTACTTGGGTACTACAAAACCCAATGTACGGCATTGGTGGCGTTGGTACAATGTTCTCAGAAGATTCAGGTACATTAAATAACCTAGTGGCGCACTTTAATCCGCCATTCCAAATTCCAATTGAAGGTTGTTTAATTAATGTTCGTCCGGCATTTCAAAATACCAGTGGAACAGTTACATTATCAGTTGATGCCTTAGGTTCTCGTCCGGTTAAGCGTGATGGTGGGTTCCCACTATTACCGGGTGATATTGTTGCCAACGGTAATTATTATGCATTATTAACATATAACAACGGCGATTGGGTATTACAAAACCCAGTTAATACATGGTCTCCAACCGTAATTGCTAACTCTAACGTAGCAAGTACAAGTACCACAACTGGTGCATTACAAGTTTGGGGTGGCGCAGGCATTACCGGTAACATATTTGCTGGTAACACATATACTGACCACAGATTCTTTGCTAACGGCACACCGGTTGCTATAACTTCATTGGCTAACACAGCACAGATTACAGCTAATGCTGCATCTGGATTTAACGTTGGTTTAAGTTTAGTTAATACTGGTGTTACAGCTGGCACTTACGGTACAACATCGGCTATCCCTGCTATAACCATTGGCGCAGATGGTCGTGTTACAGCTGCAACTACTAACCCAGTGACAACAGTATTCCCAACATTGAATACTCAAGGTAATACATACTTGGCAGCTCCTGTAACAATTACAGGCGTAACATCAATTACTAATGCTACTAATAGTACTGGAACTACAAACGGTGCATTAGTTATCACTGGTGGTTTAGGTGTTGGAGGAACTACATACGTTGGCGGAAACTTCTACGTATCTGGTACATTATATGCATCAAATACAGTTAGCCAAAGCACAAGTACATTAACAGCATCGAGTCCGTTGATTAGTATTGGTGAAAACTATACATACCCGTACAACTTTGATATTGGTCTATATAGTCACATTACAGACGGTGCTGCTAATATTACACAATATACAGCTTTTGCACGTAACCACAGTAGTCAATATTGGTCATTTGTAAGTAACCTTAGTTCTGCACCAAACGGCACAACTGTTAACTTCGGTGATCCAAATATTATATTTGATACAATTCAAGCTGGTGGCGCATTATTCTCTAATGCAACAACAAGTACCAGTACTTCAACTGGTGCTGTGATTGTTTCAGGCGGTGTTGGTGTATCCGGCAACGTTAATGCTGGCGCAATTTATTCAAGTAATTATCGTTACGCAAACGGTGCACCATTCTTGAGTGCTACTATTGCTAATACTGCACAAATTTCAGCCAATTTAAGTGCAGGACAAAATATCGGTCTAACTATTAATAACAGTGGCGTGACAGCTGGTAGTTATGGTAGTGCAAGTGCTATCCCAACAATTACTGTTGGTGCAGACGGTCGTGTTACGAGTGTAACAACTAACTCTGTAAGTAGTAGTTTAAGTTTGATTGGTACGTCTGGTACAGGCTCTGTAAACTTATTATCGGGCTCAATGACTGTTACTGGTACAAATGGTTTGTATGCAACTGTTAGTGGAAGTACTATTACAATTAGTGAACCACAGAACTTGCAAACAACAGCAAGTCCAACATTCGTTACTGTAACTGGTAGTACAAGTTTAGTATCTCAAGGTTCGTTGAACGTAACTGGTGCAAGTACATTAGCCGGCACAACTATTTTAGTTTCTGGCATACGTGCATACGCTGCTGCAACTGCAGACGGCACAGATAATTACAGCGACATACGTCAAAACACATCCAGTGGTTCACTATACATTAGTTCCAAAACTGGTGCGTTGAACTTAAACTATGACAACGGTAAAGCGGGCGTAGTATTTGGTAATGGTGCATCTGGTGTTGTTGGTACTGTTGACCAAAACGGTAATGCAAACTTTATTGGTGCTATTACACAAAATAGTAGCCAAGTATTAACTGCAAGTAACTACAACAGCTATGCTCCAACATTGGCGGGTGTTGGCGCAAGTGGAACTTGGGGTATTAATATCTCTGGTACAGCTGCCGCAGTTGCTGGTACAAACTTAACAGGCACAACATTAGCCAGTGGTATTGTTAATAGTAGTTTAACAAGTGTTGGCACATTAACTAGTTTAACAGTTAGTGGAACAACAACACATACAGGTTTAACAAACGCTGCTGGAAGTTTAGTAGCATCAACAATCACTGCTGGTACAATTGGTAACGTTGGTACTATTTTAAATGGTACAGTTAATCAACCTGCACAAACAACTATTACAAGTTTAGGCACATTAACATCGTTGGGTGTTAGTGGAACATCAACATTGGGTACAGTTAATGCATCGGGTACTGTTAGTGCTCCGACAGTTACTGTTTCTGGTACAAGTTCAGCCAGTACAGGTACATTTACAACATTAAATGCAACAAATAGTACAATAAACAGTTTAGGTGTTGGCACAGGTCCAAGTGGCACAGCCGGTCAAATTCAAGCTACAAATAGTATTACAGCATTCTACTCAGACAGACGTTTGAAAAATGTTGTTGGTACTATTGAAAATCCGTTAGACAAGATTGATACACTAAGCGGTGTTCTGTACACTCAAAACGAGTTAGCAGAAAGTTTTGGATATAATGATTATGCACAACAAGTTGGTGTTATTGCACAACAAGTACAAGCAGTTCAACCAGAAGCAGTTAAACCGGCTCCATTCGACTTAGCCGAAGATGGATCAAGTAAATCTGGCGAAAACTACTTAACTGTACAATATGAAAAACTTGTGCCATTATTAATTGAAGGTATTAAAGCTCTTAGAAAAGAAAATGCAGATTTAAGAGCATCTATAAATACTCTAAAAGGAAATTAATAAATGTCAGTTTCATTAACAGCCAGCGGAATACAATTTGCAGATGGTACTACCCAGACATTACCTGCTGTAGATACTGGCGGATTAATATCAATAACTACATTTACATCATCGGGGACTTATACAGTACCATCTGGGTGCAGTAATATGTTGGTTAGATTAGTCGGCGGTGGCGGCGGTAGTTGCGGGTATTGCGAATCTGGCGGCGCCGGGGGATATTCCGAAAGTCTAGTAAACATATCAAGTGCAGGATTAACTGCTGGTTCCTCGGTTATCAATGTTACTGTTGGTGGTGGTGGTGGTGGTACTGGATATTATAGTGCTGCCGGCAATGGCGGAACAAGTAGTTTTGGCTCACTATGCAGCGCCACTGGCGGAACTGGTGCAAATACCAGTTACGGTCATACTGGCGGATATGGGGGATCGGGATCTGGCGGACAGATTAATTTACAAGGTGGTGGCGGTTCGGGGCATGCAAACGGTTGCGGCTATGGTGGTATGGGCCGAGGTGGCGCAAGCTATTTTGGTAGTACTAAAGGTATTCAGCATCATTATGGCGGCCAAGTTGGTCCGGGAGCCCCGGGCTCAGGTTCAAGTGGTGGAAATACAGATGGCGGCCCGGGAGCAGGCAGCGGCAGTCAAGGTGCCAGTGGTGTAGTCATTGTTTATGCTTATTATTAAAAGAGACACAGTATGACAGCAATAACACTAACAAGTACAGGTTTACAACAAGGTTCAAATACTTTAAATACTACCCCTGTTGATACGGGCGAGGCAGTATTAGTAACTACATTTACATCATCGGGGACTTATACAGTACCAAGTAATGCTACAACAATTTTAGTACAAATGGTAGGTGGTGGTGGTGGTGGTTGCGGTTATTGCGAATCTGGTGGTGGTGGTGGATATGCTGAAGGGATGTATAGTGTATCAGGCGGCGCACAATATTCAGTTACTGTAGGTGGTGGTGGTGGCGGAGCCGGGTATTATACTTCGCCATGCCCAGCGGGTGGAACAACTAGCTTTGGTTCACTCTTAAGTGCTAGTGGCGGTGGTGGAGCAAACTCTTATATAACCCACGCAGGTGGGCATGGGGGTTCTGGATCGGGCGGCCAAGTTAATTTAACTGGTGGGTCTGGCACAGGACATGTTAACCATGGATCGCACAATCAAAATTCAGATGGCGGTAGTTCTTATTTCGGTGGTGGCCCGGGACATATTAGAAGTCATCAAACACAGGGGTATTCATGGGCACCAGGTTCTGGCGGTTGTGGAGATATGACATACGGATACGGTAGTGGCGCATCGGGCGCATCAGGAATAGTAATCGTACACGCATTTATGTGAGAATATAGAATATGGCAGTTACATTAACAAGCACAGGCATAGTTTACTCAAACGGTGCAGCACAAAATACTTTAACACAAGATTTGGGATCTTTAATAAGTATTCAAACATTTTCGTCCAGTGGTACTTGGACTAACCCGGGTGCATCATTGGTTCGTGTAAAAATGGTAGGTGGTGGTGGCGGTGGCTGTGGGTATTGCGAATCCGGCGGGGCCGGTGGTTATGCTGAGGGAATATATAGTGTATCAGGAGTTTCATCAGTTGGCGTTACTGTAGGTAGCGGTGGTGGTGGAGCTGGGTACTATCAAGGTTGCCCTGGTGGCGGCACAAGTAGTTTTGGTGGGTACTTATCGGCAAGTGGCGGCGGTGGCGCAAATACATACTCTACCCATTCGGGCGGTCATGGGGGTTCAGGATCCGGCGGCCAAATTAATTTAACAGGCTCAAGTGCCAGCGGACATTGCAATAGTAGTGGAGCCCACTCCGGTGGTCGTGGCGGCCAAAGTTATTTTGGTGGTGCAGCATCACTGGTCAGAAATCACGGCAATAACGGTCTATACGGACCACAGCCATATGCAGGTGCTGGCGCCCCGGGATCTGGTGGCCCAGGGCAAATGACCGACGGATACTATGACGGAAACAGTAACGGATATGGCGCAAATGGCATAGTTATTGTTTACGCTTTTAAATAAATTTCAAAAGGATATAGAAATGTTATCAGCATTAATTCACTCATTAGAACCAGGTCGCATTTGCGATATTGTTCAACCAGGACAAGAATTTGAAGTCCATAGTAATTTTTCATGGGTAAATGTACCAGATGGTACAACCACATCGGATTCTTACGATCCAACAACTAATACAGTTACTACATTTGATCCACTAAGTGATCCTGCATACGCATCTCAGGCATACAAAGTAGCACGACAAATTGCATACGGAAGTATTGGTGATCAATTAGATATGTTGCATAAAGAATTAACCAGCACAGGGTCTATTAGTCCAACGGGGCAGTGGGCAACACAAATTTCCAATGCAAAATCGAATATTCCAAAAGATGATCCTTCTGCAGTTCACGCATGGAACATTTCTCAAGCACAACAAAATGCTGTTAACGCAAATGTAATAACAATTAATGGTGTTGTTAGCAATACTTAAATTGTAATCTCTTTTGGTGTAATAATCTTTAGCCCGGGCTTGTCCCGGGTTAAATATTTTTGTTAGCTAAATTAGGACAAAACAATGAATTTCAATAAACGCTTTTCAGTTGCACACTTTGATAGATTTCACGGCGACTATTCGAGTATATTTTATACAATAATGAAAAATGCCAAACCGAGTTATTTGGCTAATATACACGACATTTATTTTGGAAAATTTTTCTATTATGAATATAACGGAGAACAAAAACGTTGTGGCAATCCGATGGGAGTTGAAGCCAGCGATGAGCAAGTAGATTACTTGTTTAGATTGCAAGAAGAGACCGGTGTTGAAATTAGTTTAACATTTAATACAGTTGAAGTTCCGCACGAAGTAGCGTTTGACCCAAAAATAACTGAACAATTTGTTGAATGGATTGGTAGTTACTATGATCGCGGATTGCGTAGTTGCACAATAAGCAGTGAACACATCATGCGGATGGGATGGTTGCAAGATCGTTGTCCAGATATGCGTTGGAAATCAACAGTTAATCAAATCTGCGCTGATGCACAACAATTCATTGATATGGCATACTTAGGTTATAACACTATTAACTTAGATCGTAGCTTGAACAGAAACATTAAAGAATTAAAACGCATTAAACGTGCTCAAGATTATCTCAACAGTAAAAATCCAAAGAAAAAAGTATTAACAGTATTGTTAGTAGCCGAAGCTTGCATTTATCATTGTCCATTTAAGAAAGAACATGATAGTGTTGGCGAAGTTATTAGCGGAAGCTATTTTAGAGATTACGCAGATTTGAGTTGTAATGCATGGCGCAATGTTCCGGAGTTTGCTGCAAGTCCTCGCTCGGGAATTAATATTGTTGCTAATACTAAAGAAACATTTAAACAATATGGAGATTTAGTAGACATATTTAAATATTCTGGACGTTTAACAGATGCAAGTCATATTCCGTCAGAAGCAAAACATTTAAGAGCTTCGTGGTATTTTGCACAAGGCAAGAGTAAATTTAAACAAGCAACTACTGTTGGCACAACAATTTTTGCAGATGACTTTGCAGAAATCTACGAAAACAATCTTGGTCCAATACACGATTGGTTACCGGGGTGGATTGATACACGCTTGTCGGTTGATGACTGGCGCACAACGTATAAACCATATGATACAATATGGGCAACGCCACCGGGACAAAAATTAGAAAAACTATTATTAAATTGTCGCAGTCAATGTTGGGATTGTCACGAATGTGAGAAAGTATTTGGCATGCAAGAAGTTGATTCTGCGCTACAAATGCGTAAAGTATACACACCACCAACTATGATATTGCGGGATATGCGATGAATGATATAAAAATATTTGATAATGTATTACCTAAAGGTTATGCAGACCAAATCGAATTAGATATTTCTCGCACAGGATTTCCGTGGTTTTATATTGATGATGTTACTAATAAAAATTATGGGAATAATGCGGGCTTAGTGCATCCGGCTTATGATTTCAATGAAGAACCGAGTCAATGGCATCCATTTATTAGACCGTTAATATATACAGTTGAAGAATTGAATCAAGTTCCGATTACTCAATTATTAAGAATACGTGTGGGACTCTTGACAAAAAACAATGGAGATAGTAGTATATACAATACTCCGCACATAGATTTTACTGTTCCGCATTATACAGCGTGTTATTATGTTAATGACAGTGATGGAGATACTGTAATATTTGATCAAAAACTTTCGGACTTGGGTTCTGCAGAACATAATGAACAGAATATAAAAAAATATGTAGAGCAGGCAAAATTTACAGTTGCTAAGAGATGTTCGCCTAATAAAAATAGTCTTTGTATTTTTAATGGGGAAAGATTTCATTCAAGTTCGATGCCCACAACACATAACAAACGTTTCGTAATTTCAATAAATTACCTTTAAGGAAAAAAATGTATCATAATATCAAATCAGTTTTAATTGTAGGCGGCGGATCAAGCGGTTGGATGACTGCTGCTGCTATTGCTAAACGTTTACCAAACATTAAATTAACATTAGTGGAAAGTCCTAATATTCCCACTATTGGTGTTGGTGAAAGTACAATTGGTCATATCAATCAATTTTTAGATTTGTTAGAATTAAAAGATGAAGATTGGATGCCACATTGTAATGCAACCTATAAGACATCTATCAAGTTTTTAGACTTTAGAGAAAATCCTACAGAAAAACCACACACTTTTCATTATCCTTTTGGTATATTTGATTTCACTGATAAGCCGCGTAATCTTATGGATTGGTTCTTAGCCAGACTCAATGATCCAAGCATCGATTGTAGTAATTTTGCTGAATTCTATCATGACAGTATATTAATGACGGATAAAAATAAACTTACACGCAACGAAGATTTTAAATTGCGCGGATTTGATTTTAGATATGATACAGCATACCACATGGATGCTACAGCATTTGGTATGTATTTGCGTGATCATATTTGTTTACCGTCTGGTATGACACACATCTTAGATACAGTAACAGATGCTACATTAGATGCCAATGGATGCATTAATCAGATTTTAACAGAAAATTCTGGGCCATTGACTGCTGACCTTTATGTTGACTGCACCGGATTCAAATCCCTATTGCTTGAACAAAAAATGGGAGTTGAATTCAAACCATTTAAGAGTACTTTATTAAATGATAGTGCTATTGCAACAACTATTCCGTATATTGACAAACCGGCAGAAATGGAAAATTATACTAGCTGTACTGCAATTGAGTGTGGGTGGGTATGGAATATTCCACTGTGGCATCGTATTGGTACAGGATATGTGTACTCAAGTGATTTTGCTACTCAAGCAGAAGCTGAAGAACAGTTTAGACGTCATCTGGCTAGCAACCGCATGATTTTCGGTGATGCAAAACGTGCAGAAGCAGCCGAGTTAAGACATATTAAAATGAAGCACGGTGTACATGACCATGCATGGGAGAAAAATGTTGTTGGTGTGGGATTATCCAATGGATTCATTGAACCGCTTGAATCAACAGGTTTAATGTTAACCCACGAAGCTATTGTTAAATTAGTGTCGACGCTTACAATGCGCAACGGGCATGTTACACAGTTTGATGTTGATTTATTTAACCATGCATTTAGTGAACAAATTCTTGGATTTAAAGATTTTATTAGCCAGCACTATGCATTAAGTATGCGTAACGATACACCATATTGGAAAAAAATTACCGGCGAGATATCATTCAGTCCACAAATGAATCATTTTGACGCAGAATTATATAACTCATACCCGGATTTAGCATATCGCTTACACCGTTCGAGATTATTTGACACAGCAATGTCGGGGATTGTATATATAGCTGCGGGAATGGGATATAGCCCAATGGATAAAGCTAATAAAGATTTCTTAGATAAGAAATATAATGAAAATCCAGATTCGGCAACTGAAGTATATAACAAATGGTTGCAACATAGAGATGATGTGTTAGCAGAAATCGAAAAAATGCCTACGCACTATGAATTTTTAAAAACAGAAATACATATGAATAACAATCCTGATTAACTCAGGATTGATTCTAACGTCTTAATTTTCTTTTTAACAATATCAAAATTAAAACTGCGCCATAGACCGGGATGTAACGGTCTAGGGTGATCATCCAATTCAACCCAACAGTATCCGCGATGTTCATCGTTTAACGCAGGAACAAATTCACGATCGCAATCCACTAAGAAAGTATAGTAAACAAATTTACGATTGTCTGCTGTAAACGTTTCCAATGGAATAAATTTCTTCTTAGTAAAATCCTGTCCAATCTCTTCTTGTATCTCGCGAACTAATGCTTGTATAACAGTTTCACCGCCATCAATCTTGCCGCCAACTATACCCCATTGACCAGCACTACGATGTTTATTACGTAACAAGAAAAGATAACGATTGGTTGATTTGGCATAGACTAATGCGCCCACACCTTCTGTATGGTCAGCCATTAGATTACTAAACTCCAGGATCCTGGGCGATATATACCCAATCCAGCAACTACCCAGTTACTACCTGTCCACTCATATTGTGAATTAGTGTTCATATTAGTAATGTACTGTATGCCCGGATTGTTTTCACTATCAAACGCAACTACCCAATAGCTACCATTGTATTGAATGATATCATTGGCATTAGCTACTAAATTAGTACCAGCAGGGCCATTCCATGCAGTACCGGTTACAGTATCGTTGGACCCAATTGGATTTACTATTAGATATCTTGTACCTGAACTGATACCGGTTAAGTATGTTTGTACATTTACGTTATATGGGTCAATAATAGCATTAACCGCAGGCAATGTGTTAGCTGGTGATGTTTGAGAGTCTGGGCTAAACAATAGCTGTGTGCCATTGGTTGGATTAAACGCAACAGTACCAACTAATTCATGTGGGCCATCAGGATATTCAAACGTTAAACGAACTTGACTGGTGCCATTAACTAATTTACCGTAGAGATTAATTAAATTTTCCCACGGTGCTGGAGTACCTTCTGTGCCGTCGCCGGAGATAGTTGAATATAGTGTTAAATATCCTGTAGTACTTGGTCCCGACGGTCCGCTGTACACAACAGAGTAATTCATTGGTGTATAACGTAATTGACTTGTGCTGGCAATATCGATGATATCACCCGAGAAGCTACCTGTATCATCATAAATGTTAGCAATAATTTGTTGCACAACTCCGCCCTTTTGTACCTTGGCTGGTGTACTAATCCAAATTGGCATTTCAAATTCAAGTGTAGCGATATCAATAGTAACATCATCGCTGGCCATTGGGATTGATCTGTTTGTATAAGTAGTGCTAACTATTTCGGCAACAGTTAAGCTGGTCCAATCGACATAATTATCTGTGCTTTGTATTTCAAAGCCGGGATTAAACAGTGGAGTAATTTGTTCAATGAGTTGCCATTTTTGATCTAAGTTGCTGGTCCAAATATCTAACTTCATTGATAGTTTATACGGAGCAGGCATATATCTACTAACAGTATATTGGCCATCTTGTGTGCCGGTATATTGTTGTGTAGTAGCATCGTATACTTGTTCGCGAATACGCATAGTGCCTTCGTAATACGGATTTAATAAACGAGAACGATCGTAATTTAACGCAGAAACATATACAGCCATAGCAGGAACAGCACTTAGCATATTCTCACTGTTGTTTTTTAAGATAACGCTGGCTTGGCGACTTGGGTCTCCATAATAAACAGGTACAGTTTGTAGTGTTTTGGAACCATCAGAATCTTGTCCAAATTCAACTTGGAAATTTGATACCATACGAATAAACTGTATGATAAATCTACGGACTTGTCCGTCATAGTGGAATGGGACTACATTTGCCATTGTTAACTCTCGTTATTATCTGCCTTAGGTGTTAACACACGGCTTAACGGCTGTAGCGTTGGCTGTGTTACACCTTGACTGTTTGTATACGTTGTAGTGTTATTTACATAACCCATACGTTGACTTAAATTATTTGTAGCACCTGGTGTTAAGTTAGTGCGAACAGCATCTTCAATCTTAACCCAGAAATTGCCATTGTATCTAAATAATCGATTTGGTAAGTAATCCAAGCGTAAGAAGTAATCACCCTGGGTTGGGTTAGTTGGGAAAGCAACTCCGGCACCTGTTGGTAAACCATTTGGCGCAGAACCGTCGCCGGTTAAGTAACCTTCAATCTTACTTAATGGGCTACCCGGGCCTTGATCTGCTGTATCATGTGCATTGTCTGCTGTGATTAAATTATCATCAGCAGTTAAAGGATCGCTAACAGGCTCTGTAGCATCTTCGTTAGTTGGTAACGTGTATAAATCTGCGGTATTATACCCAGCTGTGGGAACATCAACTTCTGCTTGAGCAATAATACTTTGATTAATATCCAAGTAAGTATTGTAAGTAGATAATATTTGTCCAACAGTATCACTGGAACCGACCCCGGCTTTGACATTGTTTAGAATGTCTTTGTATTCTTGTGCATCCACTAAAGGATTTAACTTAACACGCCATAAATGTGGCCACCACGTTGGACTAAAGCCTTCTGCGGCAAAACTTGCATCACCAACAACATAATAACGTTTCAATGCTGTTGGTAAGTCTGTGTCTAACCCGTCGTAATCTTTTAAGTGTTGCAATTCTAATACGTCACCGGACATTAACTTACGTCCGATCATGTCAACCATGTCGCGTAAATGGAATGTCATAAAGATAGTGCCAGTTTGTAAGAATAAACCAAATTGGCTTAAATCAAAATCCTGATCGGCACGTTGATAATGTCCACGCATAGTATAAACTGTGGTATCATACTTGCGATCACGATTTTCTAAGAATAATAAATCTTGTATATTTTTTTCACTTTGGTTAGCGTAGCTTGGTTGTGTAGCATCATCGCTAAATCCGATATTGACGCTGGTACCAATCGGTGTGGCTACGTTAGCACTTAATGTTACTGAAGTAGTTGTCATTGCAACAACTTGTGTATTCTGTGGAATGCCGGGACCGTTTACAAAATCGCCAATATTTACACCTGTGGTATTTGTAAACACTAATGGAGAATTTACTCCAGTTTGGGTAGCACTTGTAGATAATTGTGTGCCTTGGGCAGTTGGGCCAAGATACTTGTTTAATAATACACCAGTGCCGCCAACAGTAAACATTTCGGATATACGACGGTCAAAAAACTTGAAGTCGTTTGTATGTTTTCCGTCTTTCCAAAGTGATAATCTTGCCATTCTAAATCCTGTTATTTGTAGTATTTATCGCCACTTGACCCATAAATGCCAAAATAGTATAATAGTAGTATGGAACATAATTCTGAGCTAAAACACCGTTTAGATAGTGCTTTTTTTCGCATTATTGAATTAGCTCGCGGAGAACAACGCAGGGATTTACAGCACATGTGGCGCCATGCCCGTAATATGTTTGATTTAATGGACCAAGAACTCGTGCAATGCCGTAGAACCCAAAAATACTCAATACGGTATAAAGAGTTTGAAACGCAAATAATAGAGTCCTTGGATACAATTGAAAGTTATATTACTTTTGCTACGTTATTGACATAAAATGGTAATTATTGTATAATACATTATGAATATTTTTCTGGACACAGAGTTTACAAACTTCCCCGAATTTGAGTGCGACTTAATCTCTATTGGATTAGTTGACGAAAATGGTCGGGAATTTTATGCTGAAAGCACACAGTATAGAAAAGAAGCGTGTTCAGACTTTGTTCGAGAAGTAGTAATCCCGCTTTTGGGTAAGCACAAAGATACGGTTGTAGATATTGAATGGGGTATTGCGAAAGCACTTAACGAATGGTTAAAGTTTTATGAGAATGATATAGTTACTATTTGTTTTGACTACAACGGAGATTGGCAACTGCTAACTAAACTGTTAGTATTAGTGCCTGAAGAAGAATTGGTAAACAATGTTCGTGGTGTAAACATCTGGGGCAACTTAGATATTATGGCATTAGAATATTATTGGGCAGAAGTAGATGCGTTTGGACATAAAGAACATCACGCATTGTATGATGCTCGTGGAAACAAATACGCATTTAAACCTAATGTAAGAGCAAGATAATGTATAAAGTATATTACACAGGATCAGACAACAAACCATATGCAAATGATTTTATGGATATGGGCGAAGCACTTAAACATACTCATTACCTACGCAACGCAGGGATGAACTTTGTTGTTATGTCCGCAGAAAATCCTAACTCTGTTGGTAAGCCTGGTGTTGACTCTGTGGTTGATGGCGTGTTGCCCGACGGCAATGTATATGAATGGAAGATGCGAAGATGAGATTTTATGCAGTAGGTAATATGTACCTAAGTTCAATTCAGCAAGGTATTCAAGCCGCACATTGCGTAGCGGAAATGATGGCTTCTGAAAATATCCACAGAGAGCGCACCCTTTCTATCATTGATTGGGCACACGATCACAAAACAATAATTTGTCTTAATGGCGGCAACAACAAATCATTAAATGACTTTTATGATTTAGTTAAAGTTCAATCGCGATTCCCTGTGGCCAGGTTCTTCGAGGATGAAGATAGTATGGCGGGTATGCTTACTTGTGTAGGCATTATTGTACCTGAATCAATTTATAAAGCAGATCTCGATGACCCGGATTTGGTATACAGGATAGGACAAACTGAATTTGATATAGCAGTAGCACTTAAACGCATGCCACTGGCACGATAGGAAAAAGAATGGCAAAAATTAAAGTAAATGGCGCATCAATTAAAGCTAAGGTAAAGGCAACACGTAACGCATTATTTGGCGATGAAAAGTACACAGGCACAGAACCTGCATGGGACACCGAACGTGCCAAGACTATGTCGGGTGAGGAATTCGACCACCACATGCGTAAGAGTTTAAACTACTACAATTATTTCTTCAGCCAAAAGGATTTAAAGAAATATGTAGTGCAATGGATGAAAGAAGTTAAGGACTTTGAACCAGAAGAAATTAAAAAGTTTGAAC